GGCAAATATTGTTTCATCAATTTTTCCTCCTTTCTTAAGGTTGTAGTTTTATATAACGATGTTAATTTTGAGAAAACAACTGCTATTACCCCATTCAATGAGTATATTATAGCATTTTTCTTGATTTTTTACAAGTAATATGGGTAGTTTTTGGAAACGTTACCCTGCAATTACATCCGAACTTCCTGATGCGGTGTCACCACAGGAAGCGGCGTCGCCGGCCCTAACAACACCTTTACCTCCGGCTATAACAGTACCACTACCACCTACCATAGTGGCACTGGCATGAGGTTCATCGCCATGAGGCGCAACTGAATCACCAATAACACTTATCGAAGATCCGTTGACAACAACCGAAGGTACACCTGGACCTGTAATTATTCCACCAGCACTGTCAACCCCGACTCTACTTACACCTGGCATTATGTTATGATACTTCCTCTTGTTACAGGCTCGATACCAGTGGTTGTTTTGATATAATGTTTTTGCATGGCGTCGATGCTAGGCGCATGCATAACAACATGTTCTTTCTGCAAAGTCACACTGGCATCTGCGTCAGCTGTAAATAAACTTTGAATTAATCCCATTCCCTGTGGACTAGGCATTACTGTACATGGCTTGGAAATTTGAAATCCATTGGGACCGGAGTCGATAATTCTTGCTACAATTTCGTCTCCGGTTACTAGTTTGAAACTTACAATATCGCTTTCTTGATAACCTTTTGATACTAACATGTTAGCCTTTCACTTGTTCAAAAAATTCATTTGGTTGTTTTGCTAGTCCGTCAAATCCGCCAGGAATCAATTCATATCCATGAAAAATTTGTGGGACGCTTCTAAGGCCTTTATCTACTAGCATTTGCCTCGAATCTGGGTCTTTCTCGATATTAACTTCTGTGTACGGCACACCACGGCTTTCTAATAGTTGTTTTGCCCTTACACAATACGGGCAATTGTTTTTTGAATACACTGTTAACATTTTTCTTTTTCTCTTTTTTAATATTTTAACATAAATATTTGTGGTTCGCGATACTGTCATATCCAACCACTCTAATGCTTGAAGGAGCACCAGCAAATGTATTTACCCTATTACGTCTACGCATATCTTAGAAAATCTAATTTAACCCCGTACTATATAGGCAAAGGTAAAGGAAATCGTGCCTGGGCAAAACACCAGGGAATTTCCGTACCTAAAGATAACTTAAAAATTGTCATTTTAGAATCCAACCTTACTAACATAGGTGCTTGTGCTTTAGAACGACGGTTAATCCGATGGTGGGGAAGAAAAGACATAGGAACAGGTATATTACTCAATAAAACAGAGGGCGGAGAAGGTGTCGAAGGGTTACAACATTCCGATGATACTAAAAGTTTAATTAGCGAGAAATTAAAAGGCCAAAACAACCCAAATTTTGGTAAACCTCGAGATGATAATTTTAAAAACAAATTGAGAAACGCACTAAAAGGTAAACCCTTATCTGCTGAAACACGATTAAAAATGAGTCTAGCTGCTAAAGCTAGGAAAGGCGGAGGAATGACCGGAAAAACTCACTCCGCCGAAACTCGTGCAAAAATAAGCTTTACAAAGAAAAACCCTTGAACGTGTTTTGATCAACATCTTGTTTTGTACCACCAATTACATAACTACTAATTTCTGTTTCTTGTGGAGCCACTTGCACTTCAGCACCAGCAATCCATTTTGCAGTCCACGGTAGTGGGTTCGACCCTGGCTTCATTCCGCAGTTTAGTCCTACTGCGGTCATACGTTTGCAGGTTAACCAATCTACGTATTGACTTAGTAACTGTTCATTGAGACCAATCATTGATCCGTCTTTGAACAAGTAGTGTGCCCAGGCTTTTTCTTGGGCCGCTGCTGCCAAAAACATTTGCTCACATTCTGCACGAGTTTCTTCTTTTATAGAAGCATAGTCGGTATCGTCTGCCGGAAGCAGCTTCAGGAGGGTCTGTGTTGACCCAAGGTGTACATTTTCATCTCGTGCAATGAGCTTGATAATTTTAGCATTGCCTTCCATCTTTTTCAACTCTGCAAATGCCCAACTGCAAGCAAAGCTGACATAGAAACGAATTCCTTCTAGTGCGTTCACACTGTTAAGACACAGCCAAAGTTTTTTCTTCAAGTCTCGTTGGTCTACAACGATTTCCTTACCGTTAACAGTATGACGACCATACCCTAACAATTTATAATACTGTACAGTTTCAATTAGATCATCATAATACTTGCTGATATCTCGAGCGCAATCTACAATCTCTTTTATATCCGTGAGCTCATCAAATATAACGCTAGGGTCACTATAAACATTACGGATAATGTGAGTATAGCTACGGCTATGAATCGTTTCATTAAAGGCCCAGGTTTGAATCCAAGTTTCGAGCTCAGGAATAGTAGCGATGGGAAGAAAAGCAAGGTTGGGACTACGACCTTGAACACTATCCAAAAGGATCTGTCGCTTGAGATTACTTGTAAAAATATGTTGTTCATGTTCTGTTAGTTCTTTGAAGTCTTTGCTATCTCGAAGTACATCTACTTCTTCTGGGCGCCAGAAAAATCCTAGTTGGCGGTCTGTTAATTTATCAAACTGCCTGTACTTTAGTACATCATAACGCTGTATTGGTGCTGCACCCGATTCATCTAAAAATGCTAATGCTTGGGTATGATTTTTTTTATTATTGATGTTAAATACGCTCAATGTTATTCTCCAACCTTGTAAGTTTTTTCAAAAATATCCTTTTTTACTACGCCATAATCGTTTGGCCCGTGTCTAACAATATAGTCATTGCCTGCTGTATAGTTTAACACTTCTCCCCAGCTGGTTGCAACACTTCCGTCATGGTCAGCCAATTTGGCCAATTTTACTATTTTTTTAGGGTAGCAAACACCATCACCGGCGTCATCTTTTAATTCACGAAACTTTTCCTTAGGCATAGGATATTGCTCGCCTTTGGGTCCTGTTAGGATGTAGTATCCCTTTTTATAATTAACAGGTCCTTCAAGGGTTTGTATAACCCCATCTTGTTGAGCAATTTCGTACCGTTCAGGATTGGGTCGTTTATAGGTTTTAAAAGAACCTTCTTTGAACCAATCGTCAGTAATACCGATGCCGGTATCCTCAAACAATTTAATGTATTTTCTTAAATTCATAGTTTTTTATTAAATCACACAACTATCACAGTCTTCTTGACTGGTGTATTCTGTCGCTTCTAGTGGTTTGCTTTCGACTAACTTATCAATATTGATTTCGCCTTGGCCATCAAAAGTGTTAAAGTAGTATAACTGCTTTAATCCATATTTGTAGCACATCAGAAGATGTTGTAGCATTTCGCTCATGGGGATCTTTTCATCTGCATAGTACTGTGGGTTGTAAGAAGTATTTACACTGATGCCTTGATCGATATACTTTTGCAGTACCGCACACAGTTTAAGATAACCCTCGGGACTGGTTTGATCCCAAAGTAGATCGTATTTGTTCTTTAAACGTCGATATTCAGGTACAACTTGCTTCAGTTGGCCATGTTTAGATCCTTTAATTGACACGTAGGATCTTGGTGGCTCAATTCCGTTTGTTGCATTACTAATCTGCGCCGATGTTTCTGCTGGCATTAGAGCCATCAATGTAGCATTGCGTTGACCAGTACGCTGTATTTGTTCGCGCAGTGATTGCCAAGGCATACGCTCTTGGTAGGGCACCAATTCGTCCACGTCGCGTTTTCTAGTATCAATAGGTAGTATACCACTGGCACTCTTTAAGTCTTTCCAACGAGTGCAAGCACCTTGTTCTTCTGCGAGGTCTGCAGAAGCTTTGATCAGGTAATATGACCAAGCTTCTGCGTACTCGTCAACTAGTGCTAATGCCTTAGGATCACTATAACCGACATCATTTTTAGCTAGGAAGTAGGCAAAATTGATAATACCAATACCAATTGGCCTAAATTCTTCTGTGGCTAATTGTGCTGCAAGAATTGGATAGTTTTGATATGATAATAATGCATCCAATCCTCTTACCGCCAACCGACACATCTTTTCGAAGTCATGTGGGCTTTTTACATTGCCCCAATTGATCGCTGATAGAGTACACAGGGCGATCCTACCATCCTCGTCGTTGACATCTCGTAACGGCACAGTTGGCAAATCAATTTCAGCGCAAAGATTACTCATTTTAATCGGTGCTACCCGCTCGTCAAATGGTGAATGCGTGTTTGCATGATCAACATTCTGGAGATAGATACGACCAGTATCTTTACGTTCCTTCATGAATCTACTAAACAAATCACTAGCCTTGAAAGTTTTCTTTCTCAGCTTGGTATTACGCTCTGCTCGCTCATATAGCTCTTTGAATCGATCTTGATCGTTGAAAAAAGCAGAGTACAGCTCAGGTACATCATTGGGACTAAAGCAAGTGATATCACCACCTGTAATTAGTCTTTCATACATCAACTTGTTAAACTGCACGCCATAGTCCATATGTCGTACACGATTGTCTTCAGTGCCTTTGTTGTTCTTGAGAACAATTAGGTCCTCAATCTCAAGGTGCCAGATTGGGTAGTACAATGTAGCGGCGCCATTACGGACACCCCCTTGCGAACAACTACGAGTGGCACTTTGGAACAACTTGTAAAAGGGTATAACCCCGGTGTGGTAAGCATCTCCGTTTCGTATTGGGGAGCCAAGTGCTCGTATTCTACCTGCACCAATTCCGATTCCGGCTTTTTGACTGACGTACTTAACAATGGAAGAAGTAGTAGCATTAATACTGTCAAGACTATCGTCAGTTTCAATAAGAACGCAACTGCTGAATTGTTTTTGCGGAGTGCGTACACCAGCCATAACAGGAGTAGGCAGACTAATATCGTGTAAGCTGATAGCGTCATAGTAATCTTTTACCCATTGTAATCTTGTTTCTCTAGGATAGTTTTGAAATAGTGTCGCCGCAATTAGTAGATATGCTACCTGTGGAGTTTCGTATATCTCGTTGGTAACGCGATTTTGTACAAGATATTTACCGCGCCATTGTTCCATGGCAACGTAAGTAAAATGTTCATCACGTTCATGGTGAACAAATGAATTTAGTTTTGTCCATTCTTCGTCGCTGTAGGCGGCAAGAAGGCCCGCATCGTAGAATCCACGCTCCACATTTTTCTTTACTAAATCTATTAGAGTCCAAGGTTTGTAATCGTTATAAACTTGTTTACGAAGATGATAGTTGATTAATCTTCCTGCTACATATTGATAATTTGGGGTTTCTTCGCTGATTAGATCAGCTGCTGACTTAATTAATGTTTCTTGGATATCCGACGTGCGAATTCCGTTGTAAAATTGAATATGACTTTTAATTTCTACTTCGCTTGCGCTTACACCAGCGATTCCTTCAGTTGCCCAAAATACTACTTGGTGTAGTTTTTCTAAATCTAGTAATTCTTTACGTCCGTCTCGTTTAGTAATTTGAATTTGTGTCATCGACTGCCTCTAGTATTGTTCTAATTTTAAATCCATCTTTGTATAAAGATGTATCAATTTTAATTCTTGATTTATGTGTTCTTTATTTACAACCTGTCCTTCAATTAAATTAAGAACATATTTCCCCTGGCACAAATATGCTATATGATATTGGGTTTTGTTCGTTTTGTTAGCATATATTCTTAATTCAGGATCAAGTGTTTCTTTATGGTCTGACAGATGTAAAGTATACACAATTCCTAACGCTTTTGCAAGATCGCAATAGTAGTTTTCTAGTATTAATTCCCAAGGATTGGGCCACGAATCTGGGTCTTTGTAATCTAAATAAAATGGGATGAAAGGACATCGCTGCCAAAAAATTTCTACTTTTTCGGTTGCTTCGTTAATTGGTAATAGGCTGATGTCACGACGAAGTTGTTTCCAGCAAGCTATACGCTCGCTGGGTTTGAGTTTGAACATGTTTTAAACAAATTTTGTAAAATTGAATTTTAAAGTTGCTGTTCCACTACTAACTGAAGTGATATAACTGTCACTGTTAGCAAACACATTTGCATTTACGCTTGTTCCAGTTTCGATATAATCATCATCAAATAAAACTCCAGCATTGGTTGAAGTATACGAAAATTCGCCGAATCTTGCATTAACACCATTTCTAATTTCATAATTTATTTTAACTGCTGAATTACTTATTAACTGAAGAACCAATGGTGTAGAACTAATTGTATATTGTTGAGAAACTGAGTGTTGAAAATTTCCTAAAAATAAACCTGCTGTTAGCGGACTTCCAGTCGCTTCGTTTAAAGAAATATTTCTATTATTACCAAAAAATAATGCGCTTCTATCAGAATCTACAAAATTTCCTACACCAACGAATCCAATACTTGATCCTAAATGTGCAGGTACATTTGCTTGGCTGTTGAAGCCGCTGTTAAATACTCGAATTGAATTTACAGATGATCCTATGAGAGCTAGACCATTGCCTCCGCCGGTAAACTGACAACTATCAAAAGTTATTTTTGATGTGGTGCTGTTTGTACTTAATATGGCTACCAAATTAGGATAAGACCCTGGTTGATTATTTGCATAAAAAGTACAGGAATTAATTTTTAAATTGCTGGCGCTGTCAATTACTAAAACTGGCTGTGTAATAGTGATATTCGAATTAAAGAAATTTATTCCGTTAAGCTCAATTCCAGTTGGTAGTACTGCAGAATTGGTTCCAATGTCCAAGCCTGATTGAAATGAGGAATCACAAATGTTTGCTACTGATCGATTACCGTTTAGCTGTTTTATTATTGTGCTGGATAATCCGTCACCTACTAAACGAGCATGTGTAGGAATCAAAACTGTGTCTGATGTTAAATATGTGCCACCCGGAAAATAAATTGTGCGTCTGGCTGTGGCATTAGTTGGGCTAACTGTTGCCTTGTAAATTTGTTGCATTGCTCGATTTAGTGCCGAAGTGTCATCGGTTGTGCCATCACCCACTGCACCAAAATCTCTAATGTTTACAACATCGTCAAATTTTTGTTGATAACTTCTAACCACTGGCGCCAATGCACTTGGGCCAGTTTGAGCAGTATAGCCTGCAGCATTTCCAACAAAAGTATAATTTGTAAAAAAACTAGTGTTTGAGGTTATATCAGCTACATCATGTTCGGTAAGAATTCTAGTCACACCAACAATAGGTGCACCTTCTGCCAGCGTGCCGTTACCAATATACAACTGTCTAGTATCTATGCTCCACCCTAGTTCAGCCGAAGAAAGTTGCGGAAGATCTTGCTCTAATCCTCTGCGATGTTGAATTCTGCTTATCTGCGTAACGGCCATGCTAAATCCTCAATTATTGTGTATTTAGCTTGTTAGGTAGTACAGCTCTACTCTACGCATCCATTGATCGCTCCAGTACTGAAAATCCTTGGGTTCTAGTACGAATTCTTGGTATTTGGGTATTGAATTTTCGTCATTTGGTTTAGCACACATAAGAATAACCCCCGTATTGATCGTGGTTCCGTGAGTGTCGTTGTGAGCAGCCGCATATGCTGCCAGCTGTAAAAAATAATCGTCGATCCACTCACGTTTTTTAGGCTTGTTCGTTTGCTTAAAATCCATGATTGCAGGCTGTCCCTTCCACACCCCGACACAGTCAGTAGTACCAGCATATAGCCCAGAATAGTATAAAGGAACCTCGCAACCCCAATATTCATCAACATTACCTAATCCTTCTAAAATAACTTGTGCTGCCATAAACCAGCTGGGTTGTGCAAACGGATTTGTAGGAAAATCTCCTATGTCGTCATTTTTTACATAACGCTCTAAATAAGTATGCATACGTGTTCCACGGTTAGCAGCTTCTGTAGTAATCTGTTGAGCACGTTCGTGACCAACACGATTTCGCCACTCTTGCAATGCTTGTTTAGCTTCTTGTGGTTTAGTCCGATCTAGTATTGTAGTAACACTAGGAACTCTGCTACCATCCGGTAATGCGTAATGACGCTTGCCCTCTACGCTTTCTCTAGCTAGAGGCGTATAATCAAATTTTGGAATAATCATATTTTATAATTTTAGCATAATGTGTGTTGTTAATCAATAAATATTTCAATGAAAGTACTAATTTCCGGGTGTAGCTTTACCCAATGGCCCGATTACCCAGGCGGTCCTAACAGTTGTTGGCCTAGATATTTAAAAGATTTACACCCGGACTGGCAAATTAAAAGTTTAGCCGAGGCTGGTGCCGGGAATCAATACATTTGCGACAGTGTCATTAGAGAAATTACCAACGACAACTATGATCTAGTTTTAGTAATGTGGTCCGGAGTAAGTAGATTAGATTATCTAACAAGTCTCGAAGATACAGCCTGGGAAAAACTTTTTGATAGTTATGGGTTTTTTAGACGCCTACCAGGAGATAAATTGGGCTGGATTTTTAGTGGTGGACAACTGGGCACCTGGTTTAAAAATCCTGTAGCACACAAAATGTTTTACGAAATGTACAAAGTTTCTAGTAAGTTAAGTTTAGCAAACATAAACTTAATGGAAATTATAAAACTACAGCACTATCTTAAAGCAAAAAAATTAAACTTCAGATTCATGAGTTATGTAAATTATTGGACCAACGGTGATTATTTGAGCCCAAATGGAGATTTTGGTGTAAAAGATTTTCCTGAACTGGAACCTATTGTTAAAGAAATAGATTTTTCAAATTGGATTTTTTTAGATGATCAAAAAAGATCCATTTATGATCTTGCAGTTTACAACAAGGACTTCCAAGAAGACAAATTTCACCCCGGGTCTCGCACTCACGAAGAATGGGCTAAATTGGTATCCAACAATCTTAAAATTTCAGTCACCTGATCTGCTGCATATTCAGTCCAGTTTGTGTTCATAATCAAGTTGTGATTATGTTCTACAATATCTTTAATCTTTTCGTAAATTATAGTTTGGTCTGTATTACAAAGTTTAAGTACTTCATTAAATGCCAACATGTATCTGGTTTTATCATCTTTTACTAAATCATAACTTTCGTCAATTACATCACCAAAAGTTTTGAACCCCATTCTACGCAAATTGTATAAAAAT